TGATTATCCATCTATTAACACTGATGCAAACTGGAGCAACGTTATATCATTAATGAAATTTGAGGATAATTATACAGACGATAAAGGATTGCTTACATGGACTGGAACAGGTACAAGTTTTAATGCTTCTGGAAAATTTGGTAAAGCGGTAGAATTTAATTCTACCTCGGATCGACTTGATTCTAGCACAAGTTCTCAATGGACTTGGGGAACTAACGATTATACTATTGAAATGTGGGTTTATTGGAATTCGACTGGTGCTGGTACATATCGTAACTTGTTTTTCACCAAAGCTGGCGGAACTGAGTACTTACAATATTATATAGATAGTGGTAATGACTTTTACGTATATAACGTAACAGGTGGTCCATTACATAGTTTTGGTGTTGCTGCCACTATATTCCCATATCAAACTTGGTTTCATCTTGCATTAACGAGAGAGTCAAACGCACTTAAATGTTTTGTTAATGGGACACAGAAAGGCACTGCTGGTACAATAACCGCTAATGTTAATGCTACTGAAGGGGTTGTTGGTAGACATCCATCATTAGCAAGAGGCTGGCCAGGGAGTGTTGATTCTCTTCGTGTCACAAAAAATGTTGCTCGTTATACTGGTAACTTTACTGCACCAACAGCAGATTTCCTACCCTAATAATATGTAATTTACCGATGTTTATTTGATTATTTGATTATACGAATAAGCAGATAAATACCCAGTAATTTATAGCTTAGAGGAATATCAGTATGAAACCCAACTTAATCCGTCAAACACTAGACATGCTTGAAGCAGTTGAAACGGAACTAGTCGCAAATCGTGACTTTGTTCTTGTCGCAAAAACTATGAAGGATGGCAAAGAATATGCACTTGGAAACACCGAGCATGACGACGGTGATTCTCGCAAGAACGATTATCAGATCTATCTTAAAACAAGAGTCGGCGGATTTGAGCATAACGATAAATTTTATCCCCAAGAGTTTTATACACGAGTAGAATCACTTAATGTGGGTTCCTACGGTACTGAATCAGAAGCACTGAGAGAATTTGAAGCCCGGATTGAAAAAATATAATGGCATCTTTAAATGTTACCCTGTTAAAATGGTGGATTCAGGTTTCATGTATTGTATTCGGCAGTGTTGTTGCGTATCAACTAAGTTGGTGGCATGCGCTCTGGGATGCAGACATCACCAAAATTAGTATTGGAATCCTAGGTGTATTTGCTGTAACTATGTTACTCACCGGTTACATCAGCAAGAACTACCAGGACAAAAAATCACAAGCACTTGGAAATTATGTATGGTTTGCCAGTGAAGCAATGATCACACTGGGCATGATTGGCACAGTTGCTGGGTTCTTGCTTATGCTTGGAACTGCCTTTAGTAACCTTGATGTTACCAACATTGCCAATATACAAGCAGCTATTGCAGACATGGCCATTGGAATGAGTACAGCATTGAGCACTACATTAGTTGGACTAATTTGCTCAATCTTAACAAAAGCACAAATGGTTATTTTGGAGAATAGCTGGGAAAATGGCGACTAAACAACGTTACAAAAGCAGTTTTGGATTTATAGATTTACTATTCAATCTTCTAGTAGGATTTACATTTATGTTCATCCTGGCTTTTATGCTGATTAATCCCATAGCTAAGAAACACAACTTTGATCCCAAAGCAGAATACATGGTAGTTATGAGCTGGGATCCACAAAGTACAACTGACATTGACATGTGGGTGCAGGATAATTTAAACAATATTGTTAGTTTTAGAACAAAGAATATTGCACTAATGCATTTAGACAGAGACGACCTTGGTTATAGAAATGACACGTTTATTAGTGAAACGGGCGCAACAGTGAAACATGAAATTAACCGTGAAGTATTAACTATCAGAAGCAGAGATCCAAGAACATATACTGTAACTACACACTGGTATTCAAAAATAATTGACGCGAATACTGGTGCAGAACAGGTTACCATTGAGTTGATACGTCTTAATCCTTATAAAGAAGCATCTATTAAACAAATAATTCTTCAAGGCCCTGGTGACGAAAAGCATGCATTTACGTTTACGGTATTGCCAGATGGCAATTTAGAATTAGACGATACTGAAAAACTCATTGTCAATGATGCTGATAACATATCAAGAAAAAATAATTGAGGATAGAAAATGATCGACTTTAACATTACTACTACTCAGTTAGCCGCAATTTGGATCTTTGCTGGACTATGCTGTATGATTCCCATGTTTGTTAAACTTTCATGGCAAAAGTTTTTAATTATCCCAATTGTGTTATTTTCTATATGGATTAGTTTTGAAACTAACCGGGAGTTTATCGGCGCACCAGTGTATGACAAGCCTGCTAAGTTTATATACAAGCATCACAGTATTTCAACCATGAATAACGAAAAGTGGATTACACTTTGGGCAATGGTTGAAAAGAAAGACAGACTATATAGATTTGTATATGATAAACAAACTCAGAAAAAATTAAACGAAGCTAAGAAACAGGCATCTCGTGGCCGTGCTACCATTGGCGAGTTTAAGAAAAAAGAACCTGAAAATAGACTTGATCGCACAGACCAAACAGAGTTAATTACTTACGATTTCCCCCATCAGGAAGCCTTTCCCAAAGATAGCAAATAAATTTATTGTTCTAGTAAGTATTTAGGTTGCATTGTATGCAAGCCTGTGTTATTATAATAGACAATTACAAATTACATTTAGAAGGATCGTAATATGAGTAACGCTGATCGCGTCTTTACCGCAGAACAAAAAGCAAAACTATCACACTTAATTCAAGAAGGTATGACTGTAATGCAGGAAGTTGATGACCTAACAGAAGGCCTCAATGACACTGTTAAAGCAATTGCTGAAGAGTTTGAAATTAAACCAGCAGTTCTTAAGAAAGCAGTAAAAACAGCATACAAAGCAGACTTCTCCAAGCACAGCGAAGACTTGGCAGAGCTTGAAAATATCTTGGCTACCGTTGGCAAACTTCAGTGAAGTTTCTCAAATACATCGGAGAGATTGGTGGTATCGTTGGTGCTTTAATGGTAGCAACGAACACTGATCTCTCTGCGTATGGATATATTTTCTTTACTAGCAGTTCTGTTGCATGGACAATAACTGCTTTTTTTATGAAGGAATGGTCTTTAATGCGTATGTCGTTGGTATTCACCGTTATTAACTTTTTTGGCTTGTATCAATGGTTTATATAATTGAATAAAAAACCCTATCAATGGCTGGCATGGCTAGCAACATTAGCATTAGTATCAGCTGCAAGCCTTGCTAGTTTTGTTCCTGAATGGTATTGGCACCACTGGGCATTTATCCTGGGCAATGCACTATGGGTTGTTGTTGGGTATTTGTGGCGAGAAAATAGTTTACTCTGGCTAAACATTATGTTAACATTAATATATATTATAGGATTAATTGTATGAGTTATGTCGACGCTTGGTTTGATAAACAGCATGATAGGATTCACGTTGTAGAACGTGTGGAGGGACGCAGGGAATTCCGTGAGTTTCCTGCAAACTATGTGTTCTATTATAACGATCCCCGCGGCAAGTTTAAAACTATCTATGGTAATCCAGTAAGCCGTTTTAGCACACGCAATGGCAAGGAGTTCCAAAAAGAAGTAAGAATGCACGATGGAGGTTCTCTATGGGAGAGCGACTTTAATCCTGTGTTTAGATGTTTAGCAGAAAACTATCTGGGTGTTGATGCTCCCAAACTTCAAACTGCTTTTTTTGATATCGAGGTGGACTTTGATCCTGAACGTGGTTACAGTAGTCCTGATGATCCCTTTAATGCTATTACAGCCATTAGCGTCTACTTAAACTGGATGGAGCAGATGATTACACTGGCGATTCCTCCTAAAAGTTTGAGCATGGAATCTGCAAAGGATCTAGTAAGCGAGTTTTCCAATACATTCCTGTTTGAAACAGAAGCTGAGATGCTGGCTACATTCCTGGATCTTATCGAAGATGCTGATGTTCTTAGTGGTTGGAACAGTGAGGGTTATGATATTCCGTATACTATTAACCGCACTACTCGTATACTAAGCAAGGATGATACTCGCAAGTTTTGTTTGTTTGGACAATATCCCAAGAAGCGCACATTTGAACGCTTTGGCTCTGAGCAAAACACATATGACTTAATTGGCAGACAGCATTTAGACTATATGCAACTGTATCGCAAATATACATATGAAGAGCGGCATAGTTATGCACTGGATGCTATTGGTGAACACGAACTTGGTGAACGTAAAGTACAATACGAAGGTACCCTGGATCAGCTATATAATCAGGACTTTAAAAAGTTTATTGACTATAACAGACAAGACACTGCATTGCTGGATAGGCTGGATAAGAAACTCAGATTCATTGATTTAAGTAACGAACTGGCACATGCCAACACAGTGCTACTTGCTACCACAATGGGTGCGGTTGCTGTTACAGAACAGGCTATTATCAACGAAGCACATGAGCAAGGATTGATTGTTCCTAATAGAAAACACCACGGAGACGAAGATCGTGTACGAGCTGCTGGTGCTTATGTTGCAACTCCTAAACGTGGGTTACATGACTGGGTCGGCAGTATCGATTTAAACAGTCTGTATCCTAGTATTATCCGTTCGTTAAATATGGCTCCAGAAACTATCGTTGGACAACTTAGAATGTCCATGACTGAGAAACATATCTCAAGTAGGATGGCAACTGGTGCTACGTTTGCAGGTGCTTGGGAAGGCATGTTTGGTACACTTGAGTACAAGGCTGTTATGGACATGGACGTTGGCACAGAAATTACCATTGACTGGGAAACAGGCGGTGAAGACACGCTAAGTGCAGCAGACACCTGGCGATTAATCTTTGACAGTAACAAGCCCTGGATCTTAACTGCTAACGGAACTATACTTACACACGAAAAGAAAGGTGTGGTGCCAGGACTACTAGAACGCTGGTATACAGAACGTCAAGAGATCCAAGCAAAGATGCGTACTTGCGAAGGTGAAGAGCGTGCCTTCTGGGACAAGCGACAGTTGGTTAAGAAGATTAACTTGAACAGTTTATATGGTGCTATTCTTAATCCTGGGTGTCGTTTCTTTGACCATCGTATTGGGCAGAGTACTACACTAACTGGCAGGGCTATTGCCAAACATATGAGTGCAAAAGTTAACGAGTTACTAACTGGCAAATATGACCACACAGGCGATTGTATTGTTTATGGTGACACTGACTCGGTTTACTTTAGTGCATGGCCAGTTATTAAAGATGATGTTGAAAGCGGAAAGATGCAGTGGGGTAAAGAACAATGTATCCAACTCTATGATCAATTGGGCGAGGCTGTTAACGAAACATTCCCCAGCTTTATGGAAACCGCATTCCATACTACTCGCAAACACGGTGAGATTATGGCTGGTGCTAGAGAAGTAGTGGCACTCAAAGGATTGTTTATCACTAAAAAGCGTTATGCTGCACTAGTTATTGACAACGAAGGTCAGCGTTTAGATCTAAATGGCAAACTAGGCAAAATGAAAGCCATGGGTTTGGATCTCAAACGTTCAGATACTCCTCCAGTTATGCAAGAATTTTTAAGTAGCCTATTGATGGATGTTCTCACTGGCAGTAATGAGGATCATGTGGTAGAGCGTATCAAAGAATTTAAATATCAGTTTAAAGATCAACCTGGCTGGGAAAAAGGCACTCCCAAGCGTGTTAACAACTTAACCATGTATACTGCTAAAGAATGGTCAATTGATCCTACAACAAAGGCAGAAACATACAACGGCAAAGCAAACATGCCAGGACACGTTAGAGCTGCAATTAACTGGAATCGCTTAAAGAAAATGCATGGAGACAACTATAGCCAGAGTATCGTTGATGGTATGAAGACTATTGTTTGTAAACTAAAACCTAATCCACTGGGATATTCCAGTGTAGGCTATCCTACAGACCAATCGCATTTACCGCAGTGGTTTAAAGACCTGCCATTTGATGATAGTTTAATGGAGGCAACTATTGTGGACAAGAAGATTGATAACTTACTGGGCGTACTTGACTGGGATTTAGCTGGAAAAACACAAACTGAGAACCAATTTGACAGTATTTTTAGTTTTGAGTAATATACACACATAAATACCAGTGGAGATTAATATGAGCAAACTTTTAAATTCACACAGTTTATTACATAAACATAAAAAAGATGCTCGTAAACTTATCTGGGATTTATCGAAAAATATTGAAGAATCCAGAAATATAATCGAGAGCCAACAGCTCAGATGGAAAAATACAGGTCTACATGACAACGTCATGGATAAACTTGCTGAGCTACAACGGGTATCCAACGAATATAATCAGGCAGTTAGTGAACTAACTAACCAAATTGATGCGGTCATACAAAAACAAGAGCGAAAAATACTCCAGAAAGATTATACAAGATATGATAATCAAGACCTAGACTTACTCATTGATCGCCAGAGTTGGATTTCTGAGAAGTTTGATAAAGAAATCATCGGCATAATTCAACAGAATGTTTCCTGGCAGTATCCTACACTGGAAGTTAATCCCGCTGATGCTAGATATTCAAACATAATGAATGCTGCTGACCCGCAGTATGCAATATGTGCTACTGATCAAATTAAACATAAATTAAAGGAAAATTTTAATGATTTTTATGCATCCCGACGCCTAAGAATATATGATAATTTAGAAAAAGTTCCTGCTAATCAGATTGGGTTTGCAACTTGTATTAACATGTTTGAGTATATGCCACTGGATCCTATCAAAGATATAGTCAAACAAATATTTAATTGTTTGCGCCCTGGTGGTAAACTCCTGCTTACATACAACAACTGTGAACATTCTGGAAGTTTAGAGTTACTAGACAATAATTTTAGGTGTCTTAACAACAAAGATTTAATGGAAAGTCTGTTGTTTGGACAGGGGTTCGATATTCATTCTACTAATCATACCGATGGTATTTGGACCTGGTTATTGGTTAGTAAACCAGGCAAACTATCTACACAAAAGTTAGCAAGTGGTGACGTTAGTATACAAAGACGTGTATATCCTTGGAATGATATTCCAGTTAATGTTCAAAACTGGATATTAAAACACAAAGCAGATATCCCAGAAATTTGGTTTGATCAGCTCGCCAATAACTGGAAAGAATTGCATGAAATGGAAATTAACGCACTAACTGAGTGGCAAAAATATAGCCATTCTATAAAGATTTATATTGCATCCACCTTTTAAATCACATATACTTACACTATAACAACTTTACATAAGGAAGTTTCAATGAAAGACTATCTACTTGACATTGTGCAGCATACGCACAGCCTTGGATTTATCAGTCTAGTTAAGATTACTGGTACTGACGAGGAAACCACTATTGAGGGACTTGCAGAAGATCGCAGTGTTATCCTCAAGGGCACGTTTCATAAAACAGTGCCAGAGTTCATGGGCACATTTGGTATGCCCAACTTGGACAAATTAGGTACTATTCTTAAGATCTCAGAATACGCTACTGATGCTAAGATCTCTATTAACACACAGGAACGCAATGGCGAATCTGTTCCGGTTGGTATTCACTTTGAAAACGCAGGTGGCGACTTTCAGAACGATTACCGTTTCATGGTCTCAGAAGTTGTCAATGACAAACTAAAGAGTGTTACTATGAAGGAAGTTAAATGGGGTGTTGAGTTTTCCCCTACTGTAGCAAGCATTCAGCGACTACGCATGCAAATCTCAGCTAACAGTGACGAGGGTGCGTTTATTGCCAAAACAGAAGACAAGAATCTGGTCCTACATTTTGGTGATGCTAGCACACATGCTGGTAACTTTGTATTCCAACATGATGTAGGTGGCAAACTAGATCGTGGCTGGGCTTGGCCAGTTGATCAGGTTAGCAAGATCCTAAGTCTCGGCGGTGATATTAATTACAAGATCAGTGATGATGGCGTAACTGAAATTACTGTTGACAGTGGACTAGGTAGCTATCGTTATCTACTCCCAGCACAGAGTAAATAATTGTGGAAAACCTCGGACTTGCTGAGTTTTACATTACTAACGTATGTAACCTTGCGTGTGAAAATTGTAATAGATTTAACAATTTTCCTCGCAAGGGCCATATCAACTTCAACGAAGAGCAGTATATAGACTGGGCCGCTAAGTTTGATTTTGGTAATATCAGCATTATCGGAGGTGAACCACTATTACACCCAGGACTATTCAGTTACGTTAAAGGACTGAGAAAACTCTGGCCTGACACTCCCATGATTATTACAAGCAATGGACTACAAATTAATAAAGTTAAACATTTGTATGAATATTGCGTAGCTAATAATTGCGGTGTGGAAATAAGTTTCCATGACAAGGATGATTTGGACATTAGACTCTGGGAAGAGATCGAAAAGTTCAAGCAATCCAATGGTAGATCCTGGGGACCCATTGAAACAGAGATAGTGCATCATGTAGGCAGGGATGGTGAAGAGTTCACTACTGAATCCAAGTGTCTACAGGATGCTGGCGGGTTTAGATTCCGGTTTACTGATGCGCATTTCTTCTCAAGCACCAGTGTTAAAGAGTATGATGGCATGATCCCCATGCCACATAACAGTGATCCTGAAAAAGCATATCATGACTGTTCACTAAAGTTTAGCCACACCTTCTTTGATGGTGAGCTATACAAATGTGGTATGATTGCTGCTGGCAAGGAGTTTATTAAAGAACGAGGTGCTGAGGAACACTGGCAGAAACTATTTGATTATATACCAGTGAGTATGAAACAGTATAATCCAAAATGGCGACAATCATTCTTCGCAGCAGAAGACGTATGCAGTCTATGCCCAGAACGTGCTGAATACGGAACCTGCATAACATCACTTAAAAAAGAGTTTAAAGGTGAAAAATGAACAACAAAGATAGAATTAAATACTTGACTAATCAACATGAAAGATTAGATCTAAGCACCACTGAGTTAGAATCTAAACTTGCACTAACCCCCAGTGATACCAAACTATCACAAAACCTAGCAGAACTAAAACGTAAGAAACTTAAAGTAAAAGATGAACTGGCTCATTTAATAAAGTCTGATCATGCAGACCAAGAATCTTTTGACTTTTATGATTACGACAGATGACTGACACTAAGAGATACTTTAGAGTTTTTCTATCAGGATATGGTGGTGAACGTGTATATGGATCACTTACCCAAGATCAATATGAGTTCTGGAAAGACTTAGACGAAGAAGACATTATTGCTCATGCATGTTGGGATCCTTGGGAAGAGAACGACGAAAATCCAATCTTTGACGATGAGGATCCACGGTTCCTGGGTTATTGGCATGAGAATGATGATCTTTTTCATGAAATAGGAGTTGGTGAAGATACTGCATATATCACTGTCGAAGAATATGATGGCGAAACATATAACAGTAATAATATTTCTACTCCTTTGGATAGAATATCCTGGCAAGATTTCCAAACAAAATATAACTCTACTGTAGACGAGAACGATCTTGAAGAAGTTTTAGAAAACACACAGTATGTTTTCTCTGGATATAGTTCAGAAAAAGGAATTTTCGGAGACTATCCCATAGTTACCAACGGTGCTGACTTTGATCCCAATAAACTAACGTTTATGTTGACTTCCAACCCACAAGAAGTTATACTGGAAGCTATAGAGTATGACGGTGTAGAAATTTATAATGATGGCTGTGATACCACTGGTAAAGGCTACTATGCATCGATTTGGAAAATATCATGAACGATGAGACAATGCAAGAACTTTATAATAAGATCTTTACTATGAACACAAAACTCAGTAACGAATACGATGCTACGGCTGTTGCTGCCATCTTTGTCGTACAAGCAATGCGTATGTATCGAACCATGTTAAACGATGATGAGTTTAACCGTATGGTTGAAACTATATCACAATCAGCTAACGAAACTAAACCCTTTACCCTGGATAGCTTTGATACTGACTCAGGCACCCTACACTAGGAGATATTATGACTAACGAACGTCACGACGAATTTATGTTACGAAAAATGCGAGAAGAGGCACTTAAAACTAAAATGTTAAAAGCAAAAAAAATGATCTGGGTAACATTTCAGAAAGAAGGATTGCACAAGTATCCAGCAGCATTGGATGACCCTAACCTAGCAACTGGTGACGAATATGATGTCAGTTTCCTGGGCTATGTGCACAGACATATTTTTAAGTTCCGTGTCAGCATTGAAGTATTCCATGACGATCGTGATATCGAATTTATTCAGTTTAAGCGTTGGTTAGAAAAACTATACGCTGAAAGTACACTTACACTAGACTTTAAAAGTTGTGAAATGATCAGCGATGATTTATATTTACAAATCAATGAGCGTTACCCGGGCCGTGATGTACACATTGAAGTAAGTGAAGACGGAGAGAACGGCTCATTAACCCAATACATGAAAGACAAGTAAATGACACACGAAACTAAAAAAGTATTCGACGACTTAGACGACTACTTGCGTTTTTGCAAGGTATTTGGTCACCCTTATAACCCAGCTGACCTATACAATGCAGACAGTGAGCATTGGCAAGCTTATCGCAATCTTAAAGAAGGCAAGCGTATCAGTAATAACTGGATGCGTGACGCTAAACTTTGTGGTGCGAATATCTTTGGTCCAAGGTCTTAATAGAATGTTTGAGCACACAGTAGTTGTACCCTGCGATAAATTTAGTAATCGACCAAACCATCTTCCACAACCTGGCGGGGCACTAAATGCAGGGTACACTTCTGTGGACGCTCTAGCAAGTGTTGCCAATCATCTGGGCAATCATGGACTAATCTACAAAAAAGATTGGTGGTGGGAAGGCATGGGGTCAGGAAGCCTTAATCTATGTTTTCGTGATCAAAGCCATACAGTGTTACTAGGGTTAGCCCAAAATACTAAATAACATTACACTTCCTAAAACGATTGAAATTTAATGACAAAAACAGTATTACTTATTGGTGGCGCCGGGTTTATCGGCACACATCTTAAATCTAGATTAAATCTGGAAGGGCATTCTGTAGACATTATCGATAAACTGTATGGCAGAAATATCAATGACGATCACGGATTAATTACCGATATTAATTACAGCCATGTTGTGTTTTTAGCAGCAGAAGCTAATTTAAGGGCTGTTAAGCAAAACCCTACTGAGGCTATTAAAACTATGACAAGCGGGCTAATGAAATGTCTGCTTACATATCCTAGCGCACATTTCACATACATTAGTAGTAGCATGGTATACGGAAACTGGGACGACAGTGTTTATGAGTATTCACACAGAGCTCCTATTGATCTGTATGGACAGCTAAAACTAGCCGGCGAGGGAATTGTACGAGAACTCCATAGACATTGGACAATTATTAGACCCACCGCAGTATACGGCCCAGGCGATAATCCTAGTAGAGTAATGCCTCTGTTCATCGAGAAAGCCAAGAACAACGAGACGCTAACAGTTAAAGGGCACAACAATCAACTTGATTTCACACATGTTGATGATGTTGTTGCTGGTATTATACTGGGCATGGATAGCACAGACAATCGCACCTTCAACATTAGTTACGGCAAAGCAGTCCACTTGGAAAATATTGCCAAATATATTTGTGAAAAAGTAGGCAGTGGCAGTGTAAAGGTAGAAATACCTGACGTGGAATACCCACAACGAGGAACCATGTCAATTGAGCGGGCGAAACACGAACTGGGATATCAACCCAGGGTTGATGTATTCGCAGGAATAGATCAGCTTATTCAAGGATAACCATATGAATATTGGATTTATTGGCGTAGGCAAACTTGGTATGCCATGTGCTGAAGAGATTGCAAAAAAAGGCCATGACGTTCGTGGCTATGATGTTGCCGATGTTAACAGTGATTTAGTCAACGTTGTACCCACAATTGCAGATGTTGTGGCAGACAGAGACATTGTATTCATCGCCGTTCCCACACCGCATGATCCAGATTACGATGGTAGAGCACCAAGCGCACACTTAGAACCCAGAGATTTTGACTATAGCATTGTCAAGGATGTTATGTCACAGGCCAATGCTGTAATGAATTCTAAACAGTTGTTGGTTCTTATTAGTACAGTGTTGCCAGGCACAGTTCGCAGAGATCTAGCACCACTGGTAACCAATACAAGATTTGTATACAATCCGTATCTGATTGCCATGGGCAGTGTAGGCTGGGACATGGTTAATCCTGAGATGGTTATGATTGGCACTGAAGATGGCAGTGAAACCGGTGATGCTCGAGAACTAGTAGACTTTTATCATACTGTAATGGAGAACGATCCGCGCTATGAAATTGGCACCTGGGACGAGTGCGAATGCATCAAGGTGTTCTATAATACTTTTATCAGCACCAAGATTGGCCTGGCGAATATGATCCAGGATGTTGCTGAACGTCAAGGTAACATTAACGTTGATGTGGTAACCCACGCACTAGCACACAGCACTAAACGCATCATGGGCCCACAGTACATGACTGCTGGTATGGGCGATGGTGGTGGATGTCACCCCAGGGACAATATTGCACTCAGATACATGGCACAGGAACTTGGACTGGGTTATGACATCTTTGATGCTATTATGAATGCCAGAGAAATTCAAGCACAGAACATTGCACTAAGATTAGTTGACCTGGCTAATGAATATAACATGCAAATTGTTATTCACGGCAAAGCATACAAGCCTGGTGTGGAATACTGTGATGGCAGTTACAGTTTGTTAATTGGACACTATTGTGCAGACCATGGATTCAATCCTGTATACGCAGATCCGCTTACAGGTGATAATTTTAATCCCAGTGAGCCATGTGTATTCCTACTAGCACACAGTGCAAGCACTACCTACAAATACACTGGACAAGACAGCAAGGATGAATTTTATTGTACAATCCCTGCTGGTAGTGTAGTTGTAGATCCTTGGCGTAAGTATGCAAATGACCAATGCACGGTAATTCATTATGGGAATACACGATGAACTGGAGTCAGGGAAATATCACCAAATTCTGGGACGATGAATATACCAATCTAAACTACACACATGAAGTATTTAATAATCAACAAGACATTATGAGATGGCGACGTGAAGGTTATGTTCATCCTACGTCACATTACACCGGCTTATTGTGTGACATGCGTAGTCCTCAACCAAGTTGGAATTTAACATTTATTGATTGGTTTACTGAAAAATTTAAAGTTCAGGACGTAGGTACAAGTTATTATCGCATGGGCACTGGTGTTATTCTACCCCTGCATGGCGATACATATGTAAAGTATCGTAGATTATTTAATTGTAACCTAGCAGACATCCATCGTGTAATTGTTTTTCTAGAGGACTGGCGCAGCGGCCATTATTTTGAAATTGATGGTGTACCAGTTATTAACTGGAATGCAGGTGATTACGTACACTGGATAGGTGATGTTGAGCACATGGCTGCTAACATTGGATTAGATAAAAGATACACATTGCAACTAACAGGCCATAGATGAACTTCGACATACTAGAAGATTTTGAAAAAGCACTCAGTGATTACACTGGGGCTCCGTATGTTGTACTCACTGACTGTTGCACACATGCTATAGAACTCGGCTTGCGATACCAAAAATGGCAGGGTCCAATAGTAATGCCTTGTAATACATATATCAGTGTGCCCATGGTGTTACACAAATTGGGTCTTGATATTTACTACAACAAAGAGCAAACCTGGGAATACGAATATCAATTATCCCCTACCAACATCTGGGATAGTGCAAGAGCATTTGACAAGGACATGTATGTTCCAGGACGCTGGCAATGTTTGAGTTTTGGGCATGATAAACGATTAAGTATTGGACACGGTGGTGCAATACTATTGGATAGTCACACCGATTACACACAACTTAGAGCAATGGCGTATGACGGCAGGAATTTGCACCATTCTCCCTGGCAAGCACAAAGAGAATGGAAACTAGGGTTCCATTATAACATGCGGTTAGAGGATGCTGCTCGGGGCATCGAGTTATTAAGCCGACCTGATGAGATGCCTGATCTCACTTCACAACGGCGCACATACCCAGACGTCAGTAGAATTAATATTAATATTGACTAATCGTCTAAATAACCATATCATATAGTATATTAGCAAACAAGGCGGAACTATGACAAATAAAGTAGATTTGAGCAAGAAGAATTATGATTACGCTATCTTTACTCCAGCACTCAGCGGGTTTTATACCAGTTATGTCAGTAAGCAACAAGCTACTGGAAACCACGTAGAAGCAGAACGCATTCCAGCAAAGTTTGAGAATGGAATTGAAGGGCTAAACTTCTTAAATCCTGAAGCAGGATATTTTACATATGACCATGTATTGTATAGTGCAGGACATGCTGAACTAGACATGAACAAAGCACCAGCCAAGGAAGGTATGATCCATGGCCGTGATAAGAACTTCACTACACTAATTGGCGACAGTGGTGGGTTCCAGATCAGTAAAGGTGTTTGGCAGGGTAACTGGCTTGAGCCGGAAGGGCAGTGTACTGAAACTGACAAGACTCGTGGCAAGGTTCTCAATTGGTTAGAGAATACAGCCGACTATAGTATGGTGCTGGATATTCCTACTAACGGATTAAATTTTGTTGATGAAGCCACTGGCAAGCCCCGGTGTGGACTCAATGACTATAATGAGTTTAGAGACGCTACTATTGCTAATAACAACTATTTCTTTAAGCATCGTCAGGGTAAGACAAAGTTCCTAAATGTTTGCCAGGGTAGTACATACACACAAGCAGACGATTGGTTTGACAAAGTATGTTTGCCTGTCGTAAGTGAAACACATGGTTGGGCGTTTGGTGGCATTCAGAAAACCATGGTTAACCACAGTCTACGGCGTTTACTATATTTAAAAGAACTAAAGATCCTAGAAAACTCAGAGTGGATACACTTCCTGGGTACTGGTAGATTAGACCAAGGTGTTATGTATACTGCTATGCAACGTGCTATTAGAAAGCATGTTAATCCCAATCTTACTATTAGCATGGATTGTGCTAGTCCGTTTATTGCAACTGCTAATGGTCAGGTTTACACACACAACACCTTTGATAATAAGCGTATTGGCTATAACATGGTACACATGGTGGATGAAAAAGATCCACAAGGCAAACATGCGCCTTGGCCCTGGGATGATAGCCCAATTGGTGAGCGTTTAACATGGAAAGATATTAATTGGTATGACCCCGGCGACCTAAATAAGATTGGTAAAGAAGGTAAAACAAGCTGGGATAGCTTCGCATATTGTTTAATGATGGGACATAATATCTACAAGCATATTGACAGTGTACAAATGGCAAACAGACTCATGGCTAGAACCGCAGGTATCAACCCCTGGATGCCAAGTCAGTATATTGAATTTGATCAAGTATGTGAGAGTTTGTTTGAGAAAGACTATGGCGGTAGCATGGCGGCTATTGATGCTGAACTACTAAAGCACGAAAAGTTAATTGCGAAACTAAGCAGAACAAAGAGTCTTAAAAACAGTGACACTTTTGATAGTTTGTTTAGTTTTGGTGATGCGACTCCAGTTAATACTGACATTGATAGCACACAGGAAGAGGACGATGAAAGATGAGCACCATTTGGATCATTCCTATTGAACCAATTGATCAGCGTTACACAAAGCAGTGGTACGACAATATTCCAGTTATGTTGGATTCTGCTATCGCTGAGAACAAATTGGACTATGAAGTAGTTACTGTAGATGGTGAAACTATTCCAGACACAACTACATCAGGTGCATTTTTAGACTTTGGTGCTACCAATGTTTACAAGTCTAGCCAAAGTTTAGCAGTAAGCAAACTGTTTAGTTATGGTAAAGTTAGGCCTGGTGATAAGTTCTTGGTAACAGATGCATGGAACTTTATTATTACCCCAATTAAGTACATGAGCGATCTACTAGATATCCCAGTAGAGATACACAGTATTTGGCATGCTGGTGCCTATGATCCCAGTGATATACTAGGAT